AAACTGATTGTCGAGGCAAAAGAGAACGGCAAGAAAGACTATCTGATTGAATGTATCATGCTCCAAGCGAACCTGAAGAACCGTAATGGTCGCATATACCCCAAAGAGGTTATGCGTAACGAGGTAAACAGGTATATCAAGGAATCGATTAACCGTGGAACTGCCTATGGCGAACTGGGTCATCCAGATGGACCAAAAATCAACGAGGATAAAATTTCTCACCGCGTTCTGTCTCTGAGAGAAGATGGGGACAACTATATCGGTAAGGCGCAAATTTCAAGTACACCAATGGGAAGTATCGTTAAGGGTCTTCTTGATGATGGAGGTAACTTGGGGGTTTCTTCTAGGGGTCTAGGCTCACTGAAAGAATCAAATGGTGTTAATATTGTACAACCAGACTTCCGTCTTGTTACAGCAAGTGACATCGTAATCGACCCGTCGGCACCCGATGCCTATATCAATGGAATCATGGAAGGAAAAGAGTGGGTCTGGGATAATGGAATATTGGTGGAGCATGTGATAGATAGCCACAAAAAAATCATTGAAAGGGCTTCTATTATCAATCTTGAAGAAAAAATGATGATGGTTTTTGCCGACTTCCTACAGAAGTTGAACGGAAATCAGTAATCATATAAATAACATTTATAGAAGCTAACAGAGCTTGAAAAAGGAGATAAACAAAATGTCTGATAATAAAGTTCAAATTTCTGAACAATTGGCTGCCATGTTCACGGGCACAGAATTGACAGAAGATTTTACTGCCAAGGTGACTTCACTTTTTGAAGCTGCTGTTGAAAAAGCTGCCGACGAAAAGGCTTCCGAGAAGTCTGCTGAAATGGATGCAGAAAAAGAAAAAGAAGTTGCTGACAAAATCGAAGAAGAAGTTTCAGCAATGGCAGAAAGGGTAAATGACTATCTTACCTACGTTGCCGAAGAATGGATGGAAAGGAATGCATTGTCTATTGAGCAAGGTATCCGCACAGAATTGTCTGAGAATTTCATTTCTCAAATGATTAATGTATTCAAGGAAAACTACGTTGACCTTCCAGAAGAAAAATACGACTTGATTGCCAGTTTGAAGAGCAAGCAAGCAAAACTCGAAGAAAGCCTGAATGCTCAAATCGAAAAGAATATGCAATTGACCAAAGACCTGAAAGAAGAAAAACGTCTTGCAGTGTTCAATGGAATTGCGAAAGACTTGACTGATACACAGGTCGAAAGGCTTCGTGGTCTTGTTGAGGGCATTGATTATGAAGATGAAGAATCTTACAGTGAAAGGCTGACCCTTGTCAAAGAGAATTACCTTGGAGACAAATCAGCATCAAAGGTTGATACACAGACTCTTAAAGAGGAATTTGTATCAGAAGAAACCCGCGTTGTTGACCAAGGCATGTCCTCTTTGGTAGCCGCACTGGATAGGGTTAATCGCATGTAATATGCGGAAAACTCGAATTCACTAAATAATTATAAGCAAAAAAAGGAGACTTTCCAAAATGAGTAACTACACTCTGACAGAAGAAATCAAGAAGAAATGGGAACCTGTGCTTGACCACAAATCAATGCCCGAAATCAAAGACAACTACAAACGTCTGGTGACCAATATCGTTCTTGAAAACCAAGCACGTTTCTCGGCATCAAAAGGCATGAATGGTTTTGCGCCAGAAATGATTTCCGAAGCCGTTACATCATCTGCTGCACCAAACATCACTGGTGGTACACAGCTTCAAGGTACAACACATATGGCTAACTGGGACCCAGTATTGGTTTCTCTTGTTCGCCGTTCAACACCAAACCTTTTGGCTTTCGATGTTGCTGGCGTACAGCCAATGACTGGACCAACCGGTCTGTTGTTCGCAATCCGCGCAAAATACACTCAACCAAATGGCGCAGAAGCAGGCTACAATGAAGCCAACTCTGCATTCTCTGGTGCAGGAACACATGGCGGAGCAACCGATGGTTTCACCGATGCTCAACTTGACCTGATTCTTGGTGCAGCGGCACACACCGATTCAACAACCGGTACATCAATGCCAACAGCCACTGGTGAAAGACTGGGTGCTGAAGGTGGTACTGCGTGGGCAGAAATGGGATTCTCAATCGAGAAGACAAGCGTTGTTGCCGGTACTCGTGCCCTGAAAGCAGAATACACCACTGAATTGGCACAAGACTTGAGAGCAATCCACGGTCTTGACGCTGAAGCAGAATTGGCTAACATTCTGACAACAGAAATCTTGGCTGAACAAAACCGCGAATTGATTCGTACAATCAACATCTCTGCAAAACTTGGTGGTGGAGCAGTTGCCGGTGGTCTTGACCTTACACCAGTTAGTGGTGAAAGTGATGGTCGTTGGTTCGTAGAACGCTTCAAGCGTCTTGTGTTCCAAATGGAAATTGAAGCTAACCGTATCGCCAAAGACACTCGTCGTGGTCGCGGTAACTTCATTATCTGTTCATCTGACGTTGCTTCTGCAATCGCGATGGCTGGTATCCTTGACTATTCTCCTGCAATGCAAACAAGCCTGTCCGTAGATGACACAGGTAACTTGTTCGCAGGTGTTATCAACGGTCGTATCAAAGTATATGTTGACCCATATGCAAGCACAAACTATGTGACCGTCGGTTACCGTGGTTCCAACCAGTTCGACGCGGGTATCTTCTGGGCACCTTATGTTCCTCTGGAAATGGTTCGCGCAGTTGGTGAGAACAGCTTCCAACCAAAAATTGGTTTCAAAACTCGTTACGGTATCGTTGCAAACCCATTCGCAACTATCGCTGACCCAGTTGCAACCAGTAATGTTGGTAGCCAAACAGGTCTTGCTGCCGGTACAAACATGTACTACCGCAAGTTCTTGGTAATCAACCTGATATAATAACAATAAAGTCAGGATTCAAAGGGAGCTTCGGCTCCCTTTTTTTATTCCATAAATAATGGTATAACAGCGAGGTTAAGCAATGTCCACTATTTGTGTAAACGAAACAGACCAGAATTTATTAACGGCATCGAGGTTCATCCTGTCAATACCAAGGATACCCGAAACCGTCTATTTTGTTCAGACCGCATTGCTGCCATCCATGTCTTTACAACAGATTACACAACCAACACCAGTGGTTGATTATCCACTAAATGGAACCAAGCTGACATTCGAACCCCTGATTATTACATTCCCAATCAATGAATCGATGTCAAACTACAGGGCTATACAACAATGGATGTTGGATATCGCAGACCCAGAAGATACTGACAACAGGGTAGAGGAACAGAGACAACTTTTTTGTGATTCGAGACTTGTTGTCATGCGCGAAAGAGGTTCTGCTGTTGGAACATTCGTTTTCAAAGACATGTTTCCTATAAACCTGTCAGACATTACGTTTGACGTGAGTTCACCCGATAACCCCATATTGGCTACAGCGACATTCGCATACTCAATTTTCTATCTGGAATAATTGGACTATCTCTTGTCATGTGACATGTGATATACTGTCGTGAAATTAAAACTGATTTATGGTGATATCATGAAACTAGAAGACATCCGAGTCGAATGGAAAGCAGACAGCAAGATTGAAGATGAACTGAAACTGGATAACGAATCCCTGAGAACTGCATCACTTCACCAGAAGTATATGGATATGCTTTCCCAAGAATCCTACACACTGAAAAAATTGTATGGCGAAAAGACCCGCATATATAAAGAGAAGTGGCTTTATTATTCTGGGAAAGCCTCACCTGAAGTCTATAAAGAGAAGGGTGTATTTCAGCATAAGGTTTTGAAGAACGACTTGGAGATGTTCATCGAATCGGATGATGAGTATCTCGAAAAGAAACTGCAAATAGACTATCAGGAAGAGAAGGTCAAATTCCTTGAGAGTGTCATTAAACAGATAAGCCAAAGAGACTGGCAAATCAGAAATGCTATTGAGTGGCGAAAGCTGTCTGGGATTTGGGATGGAATGTAACAATACAAATACATGTAATACTACTACTGTTACAGAGCAGATTACTGTTACTAAGCTGACTGATGTCTACCTGAAAATAAAGGCTGAACCCCATATTATCAAGGAAGCCAGTCAGTATTTCACATTTGCCGTTCCCAATGCACAATTCAGTCCGCAGTTCAGGAAGAAGCATTGGGATGGAAAAATCAAGTTGCTTGACATGCGTTCTGGAAAATTGTATGTCGGGCTTCTTTCACACCTGAAAAAATTTGCTGACAACTTTGGCTATTCAGTCGTATTGAATGATGATATCTTCCCAAAGAATAACATCACGCCAGAGAATGTGGTTGGCTTCTGTGACCACATAAAACCCCATAGCAAGAACAATCCGATAAAACACCATGACTACCAATACAAGGGAACCTACCTAGCGTTAAACCGCCGCAGAACGCTTCTGGTGTCACCTACTGCTTCAGGCAAGTCTCTTATCATCTATTCGATAATTCGAGCTATTATGGGCATGGGAGAGCTTTCAGACAGGAAGTTGTTGATTATTGTTCCTACCACATCACTGGTTGAACAGATGTATTCCGATTTTTCGGATTATTCAAGCCACAATGGTTGGAATACAGAAAAGCATTGCCACAGGATTTATTCCGGTATGGACAAGACTTCCGACAAACGCATATTCATATCGACTTGGCAATCCATCTATGACTTCCCAAAAGAATACTTCGACCAATTCGGTTCTGTCATTGTTGACGAGGTTCATCTTGCCGAAGCATCGTCTATAAAAGGCATCATGGAAAAACTTGAGTCTTGTCCATACAGGATAGGATTGACAGGAACATTGAAAGATGCCAAGACCCACAGGCTGACACTGGAAGGTTTATTCGGAAGGTCATACCAGATTGAAACCACCAAGAACCTTATGGATAGGGGTCATATTACTCCACTGCATATTGACATCGCCGTACTGAAATACAACAAGAAAATACTGGATGATTTTGTCAGGTTCATGAAAGTTGAACAGGATGAAGCCAAGAAGACAAGAAAGAAATTTTCTCCCTATCAATCCGAGATGCGATTCATATGCCAGTTGGGAATACGCAACCTGTTTATACGAAACCTTGCATTGGAGCTTGAGGGCAATACCCTCGTCTTGTTCCAGTTTGTCGACAAGCATGGGGTGATATTACGAGACCTGATAGAGACAGAATGCCCACCAGACAGGAAGGTATTTTTTGTCGTAGGAAAAACTGACACCGATGCCAGAGAAGAAGTAAGAAGAATTGTAGCAAAAGAGAATAATGCTATCATACTGGCAAGCTATGGTGTGTTCTCAACAGGAATCAATATACCAAATCTACATAATGGAATATTTGCATCTCCTTATAAATCCAAGGTGAAGGTACTACAATCGATAGGTCGGGGTCTGAGAAAACATGAATCAAAAGACGTGTTCAATCTCTATGATATAAGCGACGACCTAAAGATAAAAGATGTTGATAATTATGGATTAAAACATTGTTTTGAGCGAATTGCTATATATGATAGAGAGCAATTTGAATATGATATTACTACATGCGAGGTTGAATAATGAAATCATCATTTGAAGAACAGATAGCCAAGTACAAACAGTTTCCTGAACTGACTGCCTATATTGCAAGAATGAATGATGGTAGCAGAATCATTTTTCTTCATGAGTACAATAACCTGAATGACTTTTCAAAACTATTTGGTGATATTGTTGTGAGATATCCTCTTTCCATACAATCCAATAAGGGCGAGTTGGATTTTGCTCAATATGCCGAGTTTGGTCAGGAAGATGTCTTGATAAATTTTTCCGATAAAAAATCATTGGCTAAACCGGTTGATTCAATTGCCATTGCCTATTATATGGCGGTTCGCAGAATTCGATTTGCAATCGAGAATGTAGAACTTGCTGATAAAATAATGAGCATGGCTATCACCAATATGGCTAGTAGCAAGAGTAACAATTCATTGACAGAATCCGATTTAAAGAAAGCCATACTCAATTCACTGGATTTGATTATTGATTCTGCTGATGGTGACTATTCAGATGAAATTATTGACAGGATAATGTTTAATGAACAAGCTAAGACTGAAGTCAATAATGATGATAATACGGATAGTAACATTGTTGATATCAAGGATAAGATTGGGAAGGGTAGTACAATACTGCACTAATA